CCTGCACCCGAACCACCTGCAAATATATTCAGTTCGCCTCTGTTGAACCCACCGAACAATTTCTTATCAATTGCTTGCCAGCCTGTGCTTACCTGTCCGTTTGCACTCTTAATACCTTCTAGTCTTGCTCTTGGGTCAGCAAAGTAGTTTGTACCTAAGTCTTTTTGTAAGCCTATCTGTACAGCTTTCTTAACAATGTCTTCACACTGTCCATACTCTCCGCTTTCAAGTAAGTCAGCACTCTTTAGGATTGCCGCTTCTAGTGCCTTGTGTTTACTGAACGTTTCAAACTCTGCTAGTAACCAATCATAGTGACTTTCATTTAAGTCACCTGGGTCACGCATTTTGTTTTCACCATGTAGCTCTGCGGCTGCATTAACCATGTCACGTGTGGGCAATGTGTTGTGTTCAGTTACATAGTTAGTAAGAAACTCTGCGGCTACTTTTAACCTTCTATCAAAACTATCTGGATCGAACACAGCCTGACAGCGTACAAAACTCTCTGCGTCTTGTAGCATCATCTCAAGATATACTTTTTGTATATCATACCCGTAATCTGTATTTTGTCTTGTGCTCATGTTATAATATATATCCTACGTTACTGTTCATGTAAACCACTTCTTGGCTTTTAATCTTATCTTTAGTGGACTTGTTTCTGCAACATTTACAATACTGTAAAGTGTATACAAACGTCCGTGTTCTTGGACACAGTCACCTATGTCATTTATTCCTTGCTTCCAGTCTGGCATACTTACAGCCCATCCTAGTTCTATAGCACGTTCAACTAGTTTGCTACCTGCACTGTCTCTATCAGGAACAACTATGATATCTTTTTGCAATCTATTTAATATCATTGCTTGTTGGTCACTTATTTCACTTCCGCCTAATGCACACCCGTCGATATGTATTGCATCAAGTTGACCTTCACATAGTATCGTGAATACTTTATGTGGACCTTGTTCGTCAACTCCATAAACAAATCCCGGTTGTACTTCAGTTAAGTACTTTGGTTGTTTGTCTGCTAGTACTGACCTGCCAGTCCATCCAACTACTCTACCTTCGTAGTAAAACGGAATAATAAGTCTGTCACGGTATCCTAGACTAGGTGACCAGTAGTATGATGTATCATCTACATTTAAGTTTCTACTAGCCATGTATTCTAACACAGCCATACTAAACTTATTAAAGTCTGTTATATCGGTTATCTTAATAACATCATCTGGTAACGGTACAGTACTGAATGTTGGTAGTTGAGCTATACGTGTTTTTGCTTCAACTCCTTCATTCTCTCTCATAACATCTAAGCCAACCTTATTGATTATATCATCAGGTGCTCCTAACCATTGTAAGAGCTTACGCATTTTATGAGAAAAGTTTCTGCCTGGTTGCCAACTTGCTTTAAACCCGCAATTAAAACAATGGTAACTAATACCACCTTCATTTTGTATCACACCACCACGTTGTCTTTTATCTGGACTTGTGCCGTTATGTATACAGCAAGGTGCATTGAAGGACAACCATCCGCTAGGAGTTTGTTTTCTCTTAGCAGGCAAGTAGGCAAGGACGGTGTCAATTAGTATACTCATGCTATTATTATAGCATCAGATGTGTAGGAAGTCAATGAGTTTTGATTGCCGAAATGTTTAGTTTCTTATTAATATTTTGGTAATTTTTGTATCTGGATCAGCACTAGTACTAAAACGTAAATGGTTAAACACACCATTAAAATTAATTGCTACAGGCTCTGTCTCGCTTCCTGTAAAAGAAAATGTTGCAACGTCAGCCCAATGGGTGAATTCGTTAACAGCATCTTCTAATGTACCTTGTATCACTACATTACCTATGTACTCATCTGTGTATATAGCAGCTGTATGTAATGCTGAGTTACCGTTGATAGCTGGCTCTGCTGTAATAGTTGTACTGTTCCATACTGTATCAGCTTGTGTAAATGTTGATATATTATAACTGTTAGCAGGTCCAGGAAATGCTGTAGCACTTACATAGATTGTTCCTGTTGCTCCGAACGCTTCATCATTGTATGTAATTGTTTTTGCACCAGTAGTATCGTCAACTAGGTATAGACTATATGACAAGTATTGTTGCTTAACATTAAGTAACTCGCTTTCGGTTATTGTTACATTGAACAAGCCTCTTGTTGCTGCACTGTCGTCTCCGACATTAAGCACACCGTCGTGTTCAATAATTAATTTTTTGTTTTCATCGAAGGCAACAAACTTAGGCGTTTTGCCTGCGACATCGATTGGTTTTTGATCACCGTTTTTAAGACGAAACTCAAGCACATTGTCTATGCCTTTGTAAACTGTTAGATTTCTTTGATACACTGGTCTATACTCCGTTATGAATCCTGCTTCATTAGCAATAATTGTAGTCTGATTAGGAACTAAATACCTTGACGTTAACATAAGTATATTTATTACAAAAAGGTTCTAATGCTGTTAAAAGATATTAAAGAAAATTTTCCCTTTATAAGTGTTGTACATTACGGTGGCAATGAGTACGTCGGTGTCATTGTAAATCAAGATCAGTACGTTACTACAATGTATGTGTACACATCACTTCATACAGAAGAAGATAAAAAGTTGTTACTAGAATTAGGTGACATATGGTGGTGGGAAAGTAACCGGTTGATACCGATCAGTATCTTTCTCCGTAATGAAATTCAAGGGCTACACTATTCAATGATTACTATGAATAGTAAAGATGTTAAGGTTACACTTGGACCAACGGTCAATTTAGGTAACCTAAGCATTAAGAGGGTAAAACGTAAACAAGTACAACTAGTAAAAAAGCCTAAAGACTAATTAGCTACTTGCTCGCAAATTAAATTCATATGTACTATAACACTCATTGCATAAGCAAATGCGTGTGCCTTCTTGAAGAAGTAGTCACCGTTTGTCGGTTTTAACCAAACCTCGTCCATTATCCTTTCCCAGCTTTCGTTTGCTAGGTATCGTTTCGCTGGACGTATTATTGCCAGTGTTGCCGCCAATTGTTGTACCGAAGTAGGCTTCAATTGCTGTAATAGACTGTCGTGCCCGCTTAGATGAAATACTTTGTCGACGAAGTCCTTGTGTTCCAGAAGTTGCCATATTGGTGTCCTTTCCATTAATTCTGTTAAGTGTTTTTCTGATTCAACATCTTTATAGATACTTACATTAAGGAAATCTAATTTAAAGTATCCTCTATCTTCTGCGGTCTTATGTTCTACAGTACTCAGATTGTCAATTGGGTTATGAGGAATCTCTGTTGCATAAACGCCAGTGTTATGTTTTTTACCTGTATCTAGTTTCGCCACACGGTGTTGTATCTTGTTTAAGATAATACTTCTGTCTGCAAAATCTATATCAATATCAGGCATTATAAATTACTTTCCTTTGCTACTTCTTTTACAAGTGCAACATCTGATGGTTGTCGTTGAAAACGTACAGCCCAATGTTTGGGATCAGTAATACTATATATCATCCCTAACTGTTCGTCATTAAATTTGCCAAGCATTTCTTTTCCGCTTTTACAATTTAATACTAACCACGGACTTATCTTTCCGTCCTTAATGTGCCATACTGCTCTGTTTAAACTTATATACTTAAAGTAATGATTCCACACACTATTATTTTCTTCAGCCCATTCCATCATAGTCATTACACTACGTTCAAGAGCTGTTTCAACACCTTCTTTGCGTATTAAGTTAATAGCATATTTTTCATACATGTCTTCACGACACCAATGATCTAGTTTAACTCCGCTGGTTACAACATAGTCGATATACTTTTCAGGATACAATGGTTTGACATTATTTAAGAAACTTCCAAACTTTACAAATGCATTATAGTATGAGCTCTTGCAAAACTCTTGATATGTTTTATCTTTCTTAGCACCAGCACTTAATTTATAAAACTGATTGAACGCATAGTATCCATGTCGTACTCGCATTTCATCTTTTTGTAATGCCCTACGCTTCTGTTCGCACATATGTACCAAGAGTGTTTTCTCTCGAGTGTATCCTGTGTTACAGTACTCGCATACGAATTTTTTTGGACTAGAGTTTTGTTGCAATGTCATGTTCTTCGGCAAGTTGTTTAAGTTCTTTTTTTGTAGATATTCCAGCAAGTAGTTCTACCTCATCTGTTTTCATATTTGGATAAACTTGTTCAAGTAGTTTGATTGCATTATTGTTATTGCCACCTTTCTTCTTAAACCCTAAGTATGGATGAAACTGTATGTCTCCCCAGTTGCCACTAATACATAGTAATTGCCACATTAATAGTTGATGACCGTTTTCCTTACCTACACCAATTGTATTAAAATGTTTGTTATAGTATTCATTAACTTTCATGATTGCCATTTCTTGTTTCTCCTGGCTACCTTTAATACAACTAACATATCTATTCAACAACCAAAAACTTACAGACTTTCGTTGCTCAGGAGAAAGTTCTTTCCAAACACTTTTACCGTTTAGATCAATTGATGCTAAAACATCTTTTACTGGGAATTTATCTTGTGCCATAAGTCTACGTCCTCGGGTGCGTTTATCTCTACTCCATTATATTGTACACTCAAACAACCTATTTGCCAACCGTTTTTGAGCCACCGCAACTGTTCTAGTTGCTCAATATCTTCTTCTAGTGTTACTTTAAGTGTTGAGTACATTTCTAATG